GGTCTAAAGTGGCTTTAGGCGCGAAGTTTGTTCTGGCTTTGACTTCAACGTCAAACGGTACGTTAATTACGTCGCTACCTTGCGCCCCTGCTCCTATACTTTGAGCATATGGAAACCAAGGACGCAGATAGTCCGCAATAACGCGTTGCGTCTTATACCCTCTATGCTTTCGGGAAGTCGCAGACACAGCCACACTTATTACATTTCCAGCGGATAGGGTTTAGTCCAACAATTACGACTTTGTCGTCGATCTCTGGTATATCGTTGCAAGCAACGCAACTAGGCAAGGTAATGATCTCGAACTTTTCAGACATATTTTACCCCGCAATTATTGTAACTAAAGTTACGATTAAAATAATGAAACAGATTTGGTTAACCATTATTCAACCCCGTCCGGTAATACCCATTTGCCAGTTGCCTTTGATATTGAGTACCAAATCGGAGCGCAGCGTTGGTCTTTCATAATTGCAGACTCCAGGTTACACATAGCTGCGCGCCAAGGCTTACCGTTTTTATTGCCTTCTTTAATATGACGTGTGCCATGCTTGCAAGTCGGTATTGGCTCATCTGGCGTAGCGCCTAGTTCTTGCTGAATTAACTCTGCAGCTGATTCAAGCGTTACTGGCTCTTTAATTGCCTTAGGCTCTACGAATTGCTCCCAAGTGTTTAAAAACTGTGCCGGTGGAGTTTTCTTTTCAACCTTAACCTCGACTTTTGCCATGTCTTGCTTGGTCGGTTTTTTAAGGGTTTCAAGGACGCCGTTGAGGGCGCGACCAATAGCGCTGCTAACTGTGTCTTCGACATAGAACTTTCGCATATTAAGAGGGTACGTATCTCTTGCTCCAAACGCGTAATCGACGCAAGCAGGTAGCGTGTCCTCATGCTCGCGATAGATACTCGCGCCGACCAGAACAAACCCTTTCTCCGGGTCAAACTGGATAATATCCGTAACAATTCTCCCGACAGGGAAAGCGATCTTAAAACGATTAACTCGGTCTTGGACATCTTCATAATCATCTAGAAATCCCATTTAGGTTTAACTCCTCTTGTTTAATTAGATAATCGCCTTGCTCTTGCAAGGTGAATAAACTGCCGTCTGCCCAGTTTTGTACGTCTCTGGCGCAGGTATAACAGTAATGGCGTTGACGCCCTTTTGACTGCGGTAACTCACTAATGATCGTCCAACTCGCTTGCTGTTGACCACGAACGTTATTAGTGCCAAAACGATCTTTGCAATAATCGCACCATATCCCGGACTTAGCCTTAGTAAGTATCAAGATCGTCCCAATCGGCAGTTGCAATATGTCCAGCGATCGCCAGGTATGCGATAGCGTCTTCATAACTATCTTTGTGCGTTGCTTGCTCAGCGACACGCGACAGTTTGACGAGAGCCATACAGATCGCGACTTCGTGAGGCTCGATTCCACGACCGAAATAAGCGCCCCAGAGTTGCGCGATACGCAAGTGATTAACAACTGGGTCTCCGTAATGTTGACCTCTGATATCGAGCAGCTCTTCGGCTCGCTTTGTAAAATCATTAGCGCTCATTACTCACCGGAATACGTAGAAGTGAACGTCCAGCAATCCAACCTTCGCGCTTGCCGTCTCTATGACCTATCCAATATCCAAAAAATAAGCCAAGCCCTGCCATTGCGCAGTTTGTTATAAGAATGGTTAATAAAATCATTTAAGCCCTTTCTGTGTGGTATTTCCACATCTAAAGGGTCGCACGTTGCACCGACTTATCCAATATCTGCTCTCGGCGTGTCTTATAACGCTTTCGTTATAAAAGGACTGAAAACGCCCACTCGTCTATTGAGTCGTCGATCGTTCTGCCAGTCTCGGATTCACTTATGCAATTACCCATAACGCTTGCCTTCGAATATAAAGCTGCCGTCCTTCTCAAAGTAAGTAAGGTTTGGACTAACTCGGTTACGGTCTACATAGATAACTAAGAATGCCTGTTGCCAGTTAGCGCTTCCGCGTGTATAGGTGGCTTGTTTGAAATCCATTAAATTACCGACCTCATAACCCCTCAGAATACGCCCTAAAACGCCTCCTGAAGCCTCTGTAAAGGCTGAACTACCTGCGCGGTGGGTATGACCACAAACCACGTTCTTTCCATGCCTCTTAGAGGCTTCTAGGGCTGTTAAACCGGGTGTAGGTTTTACGCTACCTTCGTCGCCATGTATTGCTATCCAATTAGGGGCAAACTCTAAAGGCTTCTTATGGAACTTAATGCCCAATTCATCTAATTTCATAAAACGTTCAAAGCGTAACTCTGGCAAAGATAGGAACGCTGGTATTTTTTTCATAATGACGTTATAAAGGCGGTCAGTATGGTTAGACCTAATCATGTCGGTTACTTGTAGGTCATATAGAACTTCGACTGCCAGGTCTCGATCTGCAGCTAAAGTCTGCTCGTACCAGCCTGGAGTATTTTCAGTCCAGCGACTAATCTGAGGCAGGTCGATCTCATCTCCAATAGAGATAATCTGATCGAACTTTTGTTTAGCAACAAACTTGGAGAGGTTAGATACTGCTCGTACGTCATGGTAAGGAACTTGTAGATCGGGGACGACGAGTATTTTCTTCATTTAATCCTCTTCGTCCTCGTAGGGAGTGTGATCGGGATTATTCGGGTCGAACTCTATCGGTGTAGGCAGAAGCCAGTCAGGGTAGGCAGAGCGTTCCAAGATAATCCCGAAAGCAGCTGACGACTCAAAGCCAGCCTTGCGTAAGGCTTTGTAAAACTCATGCAAGCCTATGCAGTATGCCTCTAATGGTGTATACCCTTCATAGGTATCAACCTTTTTCTTTCGAGTTGCCATAGCAGAATTATCGCTCTAGAAGTATGTTATAAATCTCGTCGACACGCTGTTCAAGTTTATTTATTTGATTAAGCAAATGAGAGATCACAAAGCCAGATACGCCACCGACGAATGCAAGAGTCGATAAGTAGATCGTTAAGAAGGTTTGTTGACTCACTTCTTTTCGGTTGCTTCTAATCCCGCCTCTACAGCGTCTACGACTGCGTCAGCGATCGACTTACGTGCTTTGTATGATTTAACGAATTGGCGTAGTGCTACTGGTACTACGACGATAGCCCCTGCGATTAGTATTTCTTTCATAGTTTTATCCCTGTCGGTAGAGGTGGAAGTGAACCAGAGTAAGGCGCATACACCGGGCGACCAGTCCAGAGAACGAACTTCTTATCACGCTTCTTCAGCATGACCATACCGCCGTTAACTTGGCTTTTATCGCCTGAGGTGTTGCCCTCGATTGTGTAAACGAAATGATCGTCTACCTTCATAATTAGCCCTACGTGTTGCGGTTGCTTTTGACCGCTAAAATTAAAATAGGCAAGATCGCCTGGTAGATATGAACCAATATGCAGCTGCCCTAATTTAACGAATGACTGCGAACCTTGAATAACCGAGACGGTGTTTGGTATCTTTACCTTGGCTTGCGAAGCGCACCAATTAAGGAAAGAACCGCACCACGCCAAGCCGTCAGCGCCCATAAACTTGCCATACTTTGTATGGTTGTCTGGCTCTTCTACATAGCCGATCTCGTTAATGGCTACTTCAATTAGGCGCGGTAGAGTACCGTCTGGATATTGTGAAGTCATTATCCCTCGATATGGACGATATCGTGGTCGGAGTTATTACAAAGCCATTTAGCCAATATGTCGTCTAATACCGCTTCTTCATGGCACTTAGGCATGACGAATATATCCGCTTCAGGATAGTAAGTAAATCCAATACCTGCATAATTACCACGAATCTTGCCATTATAGGAAGTACGCTTGCAGACTTGTCCTCGAAAATTTCCGTACCAAGTTTCAGGGTCTAATTCTTCGATTAGTTCGGTCTCATCTATACCGACAATTACTTCGGTAACTATATTATTTTCATTTAAGAATGCGTAATGTGCCATTATGCCCAACTAACTGTGCCGGTTCCGGCAGTAATTGTTGTTACATTATAAGTTGAATAAGAAGAAGTAGAACCTGTTAAACCTGAACCAATAGTAATTGTTTTAGTGTTTGGATAACGAAGAATAACGACGCCAGAACCACCTGCGCCACCTTGTTTTGTGTAAGGTGGTGCAGAAGAACCTCCACCACCACCTCCAGTATTTGCTGTTCCGGGATTTCCATTATTAGGATAACCAGCACCAGCAGATCCTCCGCCACCAACGCCACCTGCGCCTGGAACTCCACCTTGATAAGTTCCTCCGCCACCGCCACCAGCGTAAGTTACGGTACTTCCAATTATTGCAACGGCTACACCTATTCCACCTGCGCCACCTGCAACTGTTGAACCTGTTACTCCAACTGCTCCAGCACCACCACCACCGCCTGCGCCATAAACACCACCTTGAACAGCATCTCCACCTGCGTAACCTTGATTAGCAGTACCAGCAGCAACGGTGTATCCACCGTCAGAAGAACCTCCGCCAGAACCGCCAGAATTACCCGCAGCATTACCACCAGAACCACCACCACCTGCGGTTGAAGTTACGGTAGAAAAAATACTATTAGTTCCGTTACCACCTTTGTTTTGATAACCAACAGAACCAGGAGAACCACCCGCCCCAATAGTTACGCTATAAAAAGTGCCAACTGAACACGCTATTGCATTTTCAAGAGTTCCGCCACCGCCAGTTGCCGTTACAGATGAACGAAGACCACCTGCTCCTCCGCCACCGCCATAAGCAGAACCACCTGCTCCTCCGCCAGCAATTACTAAAAAATCTACGCCGAAAGAAACAATTTCAGTTGGTTCAGATATAGTTCCAATTAAATTATTAAGCATTTAACCAATAGCCCCTACAACGTACCATACGTCAACTGCAGTCTTGATAAGTGCAGCTGACTTGTATTGCGCTAACGTTGGAGCAGCAGCCGTAGCACCGGCAGAGAGGACGGTAGTCGTTCCCGAAGTTACTGCTGAAATCGTGCAAGTGCCAACCCCCTTATTTAATACGGTGATAACTGTACCTACTGGGAATGCAACTGAAGCATTAGTGGGGATTTTAAAAGCGATAGCAGTAACTTTGTTCATAGGCACTAAAGTTTGATATTGGTCGGTTAATACCGCTGTGTAATCTGCGGTTTGATCTGAACCGACAGTAAAGGCTACTAAGCCGTTAAACATAGCAGCGGATAATACGTCTCCGGTAGCTGCTGGAAATCCTGTTGCCATTTATTGCTCCTTAGTAAGTCATTACGTCGACACCGATTATACCGTAAAGACTGCTTCCGATCTGGAAAGAGTCGACGATAGGCTCGGACGTCGTAAAGGTAACTGTGAATTGGTTTGGTGTGATTTGGTATGCGTTACCCATTACTTGCAGAGTTTTATCGACCGTTGAGTCGCCTCCGGTA